TCAATCTGCAATAGATCGTCTGGCTAATGCAATTTACATTTTAAATAGTAATACTCCTATACTATGAATAAATTGAATAATAACTTATCTGAAATTTTAGATGTAGAACCTATTGAAGTAACAAACAATATTGTTTTCGAACCCTTAAATGATATCGATGATGATGCAGAGTTCGCTCGTCAAAATATTAGGCATCTTATAGAAAAAGGTAACGATGCTATAGAGGGAATTTTAAATGTTGCTAGAGCTTCTGATCATCCAAGAGCATATGAAGTTGCCGCAAATATGTTGAAACACTTAACGGACATGAATAAAGATTTGATGGAAATACAAAAAAGAAAAAAAGATTTACAACCAAAAGAATCTTCACCTACAAATGGTATTACTGTTGATAAGGCTGTGTTTGTAGGATCAACTAAAGAATTAGTAAAACTTTTAAAGAGTAAAGAATAATGGCACTAACAAAAATAAAACCTAATGCTGTTGATGAGACACTAGACTATTCATTTGATGATGTAAATGCAAATACAATGTCTGTTTTAGGCACTTCTACTTTTCAACAAGTAACAGAAAAAATACAAACAAAAACTGCAGCTACAGGTACGGTAACTCATGATTATTCTTTAGGCACTTTATTTTATCACAGTTCAATCTCTGCAAATTTTACTGCAAATATTACAAATGTACCTACAACAAATGATAGAAGTATTGTGGTAAGTTTAGTTTTAGATCAAGGTGCAACAGGATATATTCCTAATGCGTTACAAATTGATGGTTCATCACAAACAATTAATTGGGTTGGCGGTGCTACTCCAACTCCTATAGCCAATAAAAAAGAAATAGTTTCTTTTGTTTTGCTAAGAGTTTCAAGCAATTGGATCGTGTTGGGTTCAATTTCAACATATGGTTAAAGATGCCTAGAGTAAATACCCTTACATCTGTAAGTCCAAATTTGGTCATAAGTGGTGATGGAGAATTTTATTCTTTTTCTGCAAACACAACTTCTGTAAATGAGGGTAATACAGCGTTATTTACTGTCTCTACCAGAAACGTAAGTGAGACAACTTTATATTGGACTATAGTTGCAGTATCCGGCGATTTAAATAGTTTAGATGTAAATTCTTTGTCTGGTTCTTTTAGTCTGACTTCAAATGTAGGAACTTTTCCAATAACATTAACAGAAGATTCTTCAACAGAAGGTACTGAAATTTTTCAAGTACAACTAAGAAAAAATTCTATATCAGGAACAATTGTAGCAAACTCTAGTTTCATTATAGCTAACGATACATCATTATCACCATCATATACTCTTACTGCAAACACAACTTCTGTCAATGAAGGAAGTACAGTTTCGTTTACAGTAGATACACAAAATGTAAATGATGGCACAGTTTTGTATTGGACCACTTTAGGTGTTAGTGGTACAATAAATGCATCCGATTTTTCAGGATCTCAAATCGAAGGTACAGTTACAATCAACAGTAATGCAGCTTCTTTTATTAGAACTTTATCTAACGATGTTACTACAGAAGGAACAGAATCTTTTAGAATACAATTGAGAAGAACATCCAATACAGGAACAATTGTAGCAAATAGTGCAGTAGTTACACTGTTCCATCTGGAGTTACTAGAATATCTGTGGTCTGTATAGGCGGTGGAGGCGGCGGTAGTAATTCGGGAACATTCACCAATCCATCTGGAGGTGGAGGTGGAGGATTATCTTATAGAAATAATTTTACGGTAACGCCGGGAGAAACATTATATTTTACCCATGGCGCTGGAGGTCAAGGAGCTACTCTAGTAGGATCTTGTGCTACTTTATGGAGAGGTTCACCTTTTCAAGCAGGATCAACTTTAATTTGTGGCGCTTATGGTGGATATGGCCGAAGCGCAGAGGGTGATGATGGTATACCTAATGCAATCGGTGGAAATGGAGGAGCAAGATTAACACATAATTCAAGTATTCCAGCTTCACCTAATATAGTTAGTGGTAGTGGTGCTGTGTCTGGGTCGGATGGTGGCGGCCAAGGCGGCCGAGGAGGAACTGCAACAGGAAATACAAGAGCTGCCGGTGGCGGCGGTGCTGCTGGATATGCCGGCACTGGTGGCAACGGAGGTTCTTCGGGTGATGGTTTAAACGGAGCAGGCGGCGGTGGAGGCGGCGGAGGATCAGGAACTTCAAGTGCTGGTGGTGGAGGAGGAACTTTACCTACAGGACAAAGTTCAAATGGTACAGGAGGAACAGGAGGAACTACCGGCGGCAATGGCGGTGGAGGAACTACTATCTATAATTTTGCTCAAAGAGGTAGAGCTTATGGCGGCGGCGGCGGTGGAATAGTTGGATCCTACTCTAATACATTTCAAAATGGTGTTGGCGAAATGGGGTGTCTCAGAATCATTTGGCCAGGTGATACGAGACAGTTCCCTTCTACAAGAACCACTGACGAATAAATAAACACTTTAAAGGAAATAAAAATGGAAACATTAGTAGAGATGATGAAAAAAGTATTAGCAGATACTTTTGCTATGTACTTAAAATCACACAACTATCATTGGAATGTAGAAGGTTCTAACTTCCCACAATATCATGATTTTTTTGGTAATTTATATCAAGAACTTCATGGTGCAGTAGATCCTATTGCGGAACAAATTCGTGCATTAGATGCTTATGCGCCAGGTTCTTTTAGTAGATTTATGGAATTAACAGACATTCAAGATGAAATGAATGTTCCTCTTGGTACAGACATGGCAAGAAAATTGATGACGGATAATCAAATGGTATTAAATAGTTTGAATATGGCTTTAAAATTGGCTGAACAGTTTGATCAACAAGGTCTAATGGACTTTCTTGCAGGTAGAATCGACACTCACAACAAACACGCTTGGATGTTACGTAGTATCTCTAAGTAATGAATGACGGTTATCTTGGTAATGAACGCTTAAAGAAAGTTGGCGTTGAACTCACATACACTGAAGAACAAGCTGTTGAAATTGTTAAGTGTATGGAAGACCCCGTTTATTTCATTAGAACATATGTTAAGATTGTCAACGTAGACCGTGGTTTAGTTCCTTTTGATATGTGGCCATTTCAAGAAGAAATGGTTAAGTCTTTTCATAACAATCGATTTTCAATTGCAAAAATGCCTCGACAGGTTGGTAAAACAACCACAACGGTTGGTTATATGTTGTGGTGTGTTTTATTTCAAGAAGAATATTCAATTGCAATCTTGGCCAATAAAGGTCAACTAGCACAAGAAATTCTTTCGAGAATACAGAAGGCCTATGAGTATTTACCTATTTGGTTGCAACAAGGTATTATAGTTTGGAATAAAAGAAATATTGAACTTGAAAATGGTTCTAAAATTTATGCTTATGCAACCTCAGCAGCTGGTGTTCGAGGTGGTTCGTATAATTTAATTTTCTTAGATGAATTTGCTTTCGTTCAACATAATATGGCACTTGATTTCTTCCAGTCAACGTATCCTGTTATTTCTTCTGGACAAACATCAAAGGTTATTATTGTTTCTACTCCAAATGGATTGAATCTGTTTTACAAAATGTGGACAGATGCAATTGAAAATCGTTCGACTTATGTTCCGGTTGAAGTTCATTGGTCTATGGTACCAGGTAGAGATCAAAAGTGGAAAGAAGAAACGATACGCAATACCTCTGAAGAACAATTTAGAGTCGAGTTTGAAACTGAGTTTATTGGTTCTTCCGCAACACTGGTTTCCGGTGTAAAATTAAGATCGTTGGCTTTCTTCAATCCAATACACTCAGAAGAAGGTCTGGACATTTATGAACAACCACAGAAAGATCGATTGTATATTTGTACAGTAGATTGTTCTGAGGGTGTTGACAGAGATTATTCGACAATTAATGTAATAGATGTTTCTCAGGTACCTTACAGACAGGTTGCCAAATATAGAAACAATAAGTTACCATTATTGTTTTTTCCAACAATAATTTATTCTTTGGCAAACAAATATAATGAAGCCTTCGTATTGATTGAAACAAATAATGTGGGTCAACAAGTTGTGGACATTTTACATTATGATCTAGAATACGAAAACGTCTATAAGATTGACCACCATCATATTAAAGGTCAGACGATTTCTGGTGGATTTAAACGATCTGCAAACTTTGGTGTTAAAACTACCAAAACTGTTAAAAAAATTGGTTGTGCCAACTTGAAAACGTTGGTAGAAAATGATAAATTAATCATTAATGACTTTGATACAATTGCAGAATTAAATACTTTTGTACGTCAGAAAGATAGTTATGCAGCCGAAGAAGGTAATAATGATGATTTGGTCATGGGTCTTGTATTGTTTTCGTGGTTATCTGCACAATCGTATTTCAAAGAAGCCACAAATATAGATATAAGGAAGGTTCTTTTAGAAGAAAATGACATGTTAGGTGACGAACAATTGACGCCTTTTGGTATCATAGATGATGGTAGAGAAGAACCTATCGTAGATTCATCTGGAGACCATTGGTCGACTAGAGGTTATACACCTTCAACTTTCTAAAAACATAAATAGACAATAAAAGAATTTATTCAGCCTGAAAAAAGGAGATTTAAAAATGGCTTTTCAACTATCACCAGGTGTGAATGTCTCAGAAGTTGATTTTATGCAAATGACATTCGTGTGGTTCGTTCAGTAGGATCAACCGCAAATAATGCTACAGTGGATGCAGCAGGTATTTCCATCAAAAATAAAACAGATTATGAAGAACAGTTTCCTATTGCGGAAAATGTATTCGATGCAGGAAGTTACCCTAGAGTTTTTGCTGCCAAATATCCAGGCGCATTAGGTAATGCCTTAAGAGTTTCTATGTGTGATGCAAATACAACTATACTTTCTACCTGGACATATAGAGATGAATTTAGTGCAAATGCATCAAACTCAGCTTTTGCTGTTACAAAAGGTATTAGTAAAGATGAAATTCATATTGTTGTTGTAGATAGAACAGGAGCAATTTCTGGAACAGAAGGAACAGTTTTAGAAAAATTTGGTTTTGCTTCCAAATTAAAAGATGCCAAAAATGAAGATGGAACTTCAAACTATTATGTTGATGTTTTAAACAGTAGATCAAAGTATATTTGGTGGCTAAGCCATCCAATAGTAACTACAAATTGGGGTAGAACTTCTTCTAATTTGTTAGATGATTCAAATTTTATTAGTGCTAATAAACAGTTGGATGCACTTACATCCACAACATTTGATTTGTCTGGAGGAACAGACGTAGAACCAACTGCTGGAAATAGAAATTCTTCATATGACCTTTTTGATAACCCAGATTCAGTTGATGTTTCATTATTAATGACCGGAGAAACTGTTGGTGATACAATACCAGACCATTTAATTTCAATGGCAGAAAATAGAAAAGATGTTTTGGTTTTCATATCTCCCGAACAATCAGATTGTGTAAATAATTCAGGTAGTGAGGTTACTGATATAAGAACTTTAAGGGATACTATAACGTCATCTTCTTTTGCTGTTATGGATTCTGGATGGAAATATCAGTACGATAAGTATAATGACGTTTATCGTTGGATTCCTTTAAATGGAGATGTTGCTGGACTATGTGCTAGAACTGATATCGAAAGAGATCCTTGGTTCTCACCAGCAGGATTTAACAGAGGTCAAATTAAGAACGTTGTTAAACTTGCTTGGAATCCAACCAAAGCTGAAAGGGACAGTTTATATAAAATGGGTATCAACCCAGTAGTTACATTCCCTGGTGAAGGCACCGTATTATATGGTGATAAGACCTTATTGTCAAGACCTTCTGCATTTGATCGTATCAATGTTCGCCGCCTATTCATTGTTTTAGAGAAAGCGATTGCGAGAGCATCTCGTTCATCGTTGTTTGAATTTAACGATGAATTTACAAGAGCTCAATTTGTAAATCTTGTAGAACCATTCTTACGTGATGTACAAGGTCGCCGTGGTATTTACGACTACCGTGTTGTATGTGATACTACAAATAATACACCAGAAGTTATTGATCGTAACGAGATTAACGAATTCCGCTCTCAAATGCAAGGAGACGGCGCACGCCCAAATTTATTTGAGGTTAGCATGCCGTTCCCTTCGTTTTCATTGCCAGGAAACGCACAAACAAAATTAACATTCATGTGTAAAACTGCACAATTACCAGGGTCAACTCTTGGTATTGTGCCTGTTCAATATTTTGGACGTGAATTAAAATTTGTAGGCAATAGAACATTTGCAGATTGGACAATCACAGTTATTAACGATGAAGATTTTATCATTCGTAATGCTTTCGAACGTTGGATGAATGGCATTAATAGTCATAGTCTAAACGTGAGAACACCTTTAGCACAATCACCATTAGGATATACTGTAGATGGAGAAGTTACACAGTATGCTAAAAATGGCGATTCATTAAAGAAATATAAATTTATCGGTCTTTTTCCGACAGATATTACTCCAATTGATGTTGACTGGGGTGCTAATGATACGATTGAGGAGTTTTCAGTGACCCTTACCTATCAATGGTGGGAGTCAATTGCAGACAACGTGGTTTGATAGAGAAAGAGCTCTTGCTCTTTCTCCTTTTATAGGATTAATATATTTTGGCAATTAAACTTTTCGGATTTACTATCGGCAGAAAGGATATTGTTCAGGTTGAAAAACCTGAACAGGCTTCCTTCGCTCTCCCAACTCAGGCCATCGATGATGGTGCTGTCACTATTACTTCAAATGCTTATTACGGTACATACGTAGACTTAGAAGGTTCTGTTCGTAATGAATTAGAACTTATTACACGTTATCGTGAAATGGCAAATCATCCAGAATTAGAAATGGCGATTGATGAAATTGTAAATGAAGCCATTACATATTCTACTGATAAGAGAGTTGTTGATGTAAATACAGATAATTTGAAAACAACAGATTCCATCAAAAAGAAAATTACTGAGGAATTTGAAACAGTATTGCGTCTTTTAAATTTTTCTAATTTAGCTTCTGATCTCTTTAAAAGATGGTACATAGATGGTAGAATGTACTATCATATCGTAGTAAATGAGAAGAATCCAAAAGAAGGTATACAAGAATTACGTTATATCGACCCAAGAAAAATAAGAAAAGTTCGTGAAGTAAAAACAGGTAGAGATCCAAAAACGGGAGCTACTGTTATTCTTTCAACGGCTGAATATTATGTTTATAGTGATAGAGGTACAACCACTCAAAATTATACTTCATCAACAAGTTCAGGTTTAAGAATATCACCAGATTCAGTTATCAATATCAATTCTGGTTTAATGGATGCAAAGAATACTTTTGTAATTTCTTTCTTACATAAAGTAATCAAACCACTCAATCAATTACGTATGATTGAAGATGCAGTAGTTATTTACCGTATTTCAAGAGCACCAGAACGTAGAATTTTTTACATCGATGTAGGTAATTTACCAAAAGGTAAAGCAGAACAATATCTACGTGATGTTATGGTTAAGTATCGTAACAAAATGGTTTATGATGCATCAACAGGTGAATTGCGTGATGATCGTAAACACATGTCGATGCTTGAAGATTTTTGGTTACCACGTAGAGAAGGTGGTAAAGGCACAGAGATTACTACATTACCAGCTGGGCAAAATCTTGGCGAACTAGAAGATGTTAAGTATTTTCAAAAGAAACTTCTCAATGCATTGAATGTTCCTCTTTCTAGATTGGATGAACAGGGCGGTGGCGGTTTCGCAGGTTTAGGTAGAAGTCAAGAAATCACTAGAGATGAATTAAAGTTTGCAAAATTTATTCAAAGATTGCGTAATAAATTTTCTATTATTTTCACTGAAGCTTTAGGTACACAATTAATACTTAAAGGTATTTGTACTTCAGAAGAATGGAGAGAATGGAAAGAAGTTATTAACTATGATTACAAAAAAGACAATAACTTTACTGAGTTAAGAGAAGCTGAATTATTGCAAAATAGACTGCAAATGGTCGGCATGGTTGATCCTTATATTGGTAAATATTTCTCACATGAATTTGTAAAGAAGAAAGTTTTACAGATGACGGATGATGAAATTGAAGAAATGCAAGAACAAATAGATGCTGAAAATGAACAAGGTTTAAATGATCCTCCAATGGATGAACAACAAGAACCACCAGCATCACCTGATGAATATCCTCCTGTTGATAATACAATAGACGATAGAAATTCTGAGTCACCTACACCAGAATTAGACGCACAGACAGATAGATATACATCAATACTAAATAGACGATAATGGAGAAAAACATGGATATTTCACAATTTATTGATAATGTTGTTGCCGGTAATGCAGCCGCTGCAAGAGAAAACTTGAATGACCTTCTATCCACAAAGGCCTTTGAAGCCATAGATGGCCAGAAAAAAGAGTTAGCCACAAATTTATTTGGTGGTAATTCTGAAGAAAATGAAATAGAAGTTCAAGATACAGAAGAAGAAATAACAGAAGAATGAAATCTTTATACGAATTTAAAAATTTAGTAGAAGAAGAAAAGTCGGACTATTCTAAGTTCGACATGTTGGTACGAGCTGGTCTGGCAAACAAAGCACAATTACAACGAATTCATAGAATTCTTGATAAGATGCAAGATGATAGACCACAATTTAATAATGCTGATAAAATGATTCTACAAAATCTTTTTAATAAGATGGTAGATTTAATTAGTAATAATAAACAGATATTTCAAAAGACTCGTCAAGCTGTTCGTGAAGAAGTAGAGATTGACGAACGTACTATAGATACTTCAGATTTTAAAATTGGACCTTCTGGTAAAAAAGTAAAAGCTCATCGTGTTAAAGTTGGTGATGATTTAAAAGTTGATGATGAACTAAAAATAAAAGAAGAAAATATTATAGAAGCAGATTCTTCTAAAAATAGTCAAGAGGATCCTCCTGTAGTATTAATGTTAAAACGTAAAGCAATTCGTATTTACCCAGATAAAACAAAAGTTGCTTTATATTATAATTCAAAACTAGATAAACATTTTACTGTGCCTTATGGTACTGCAATTGATTCTGCAATTCAATCAGAAGAAGTTGAATTGAAAGAAGCAGTTATGGATTCATTACATAAGATTGTTGCGGGTAAACAAGCACAATCAGTAAAGTTTGCTAACGGTCAAACTAGAAAAGTAGATCATTATACAGCATCAGCTATTACACAAGTGCATAAAGCTGTGAATGATGATAACAAGAAGAAGTTAGCTGACATGGTACATAAATCACCTGCACACTTTGAAAAAGTTGCAAGTTTTGCTTTTAGTAAAGTAAAATGAAATTAATCGATTTAATTTTAGAAGGCAATGTTGTCGAAGCAAAAAAATGCTTTGACAATTTAATGTCTGAGAAGATACAACAGAAACTAGAAGAAGAAAGAACAGAAGTAGTTGATTCTTTTTTTGAAGGCGAAGATTTAGTTGAGGCAACAAAAAGAAGAAACCCAAATATTATTAAAATGGGTAGAGTACAAAAAATTCGCCGTAGAATTCGAAGAAATGCAAAAGGTAGAATTGTCGTACAGAAAAATGTAAGACGTTCAGGCATTAAAGGTTTCAGAGTGTCAGGTAACACTGTTAAAAGAATACCTGCAATAGAGAGATTAAGAAAAGCACGCTTACTAAAGCGTTCATGGAAAACAACAAGAAGAGCTAAAATACGCCGTACACTATTGAAAAGAAAAATGTCAATGCGTAGGCGTTCATCAATGGGACTAAGATAAAATGCCACATGAAATTGTAAATAATAAAAGAAGTAAGTCGGTAATTAAAGTAGTGGGTAATAACGCTATAACAGTTACACTTTCTTCTTTATCAGCAAGTGCAGACGAAACAATTACTAATGCTTCTATTTCACATGTAATGTCACAATCTGATGGTGCATGGAAAGTTTATAGAGGAGATAGTACCAGTGGAGAATTAGTATTAGATTTAACTGGTGCTGGAAATTGTGATTGGCCATTAGCTCAATATGATATTGCAATAGCTAACACTTCTTCTGCAAATATTCATATAACTAATTCTGGTGCAGGCGGTACACTTATTTTAGTAGTAAGTAAAATTAGCACTTATTCACCAGCTTTAACAGGAATGTAAAATGAAACTAATACGAGAAACAGTAGAAAATGTAAAGTATATTAACGAAGCTGCCGAAAACGGTAGCAAAAAACTTTACATTGAAGGTACATTCTTAGTTGGCGAATCTGTCAACAAAAATAATAGAATGTACAAAATGGACACTTTGCGTAACGAAGTTGAACGATACAATCAAGAATTTATTTCTCAGAATCGTGCGTTAGGTGAACTTGGTCATCCCGATACTCCAACCATTAATCTAGAAAGAGTTAGTCATAAAATTCTTTCTTTAGTAGAAGATGGGAATACCTTTTATGGTAAAGCTTTGATTCTTGACACACCTTATGGTCAAATCGTTAAGAACTTTATAGAAAATGATGTTACTTGTGGAGTTTCTTCAAGAGCTCTAGGATCTTTAGTACAGACTAAAGAAGGCTACAATTTGGTGCAAGATGATTTAAGACTTGCAACCGCAGCTGATATTGTTGCCGATCCTTCCGCTCCAGGTGCTTTTGTAAATGGTATTATGGAGAATAAAGAGTGGATGTTTGTTGACGGAATCTTCATGGAGAAACAATTTGACCAAGCCAAAAAACAGATTAAAAACGCATCCAAAAAAGATATCGAACAAGTTGCACTAAAACTATTTGAAAATTATATTAGAAATCTTTAAATTTATAAATAAAGAATCATAAGGAGAATCCAAATGGCATCAAACAAACTCATGGAAGCGGCCGCTGAAATTCTTGCAAATAGCAAGAAATCTGCATCAGCCATGCCTCCACAAAAATTAGGTGGTGAAGTACAAGACCTTGGTGGTCCTACTCCCCAGAACGCTAAACCAGACGATGATTCACACAAGATTCATGCTTCTGCTAAAGCGCCTGACAATTCTGCAAAGAATAAGAGTACGATTACAACTAAGCCTTCAGACGCTTCACCTGATACCCAAAACAAAGCTGGTAAAACCATGAAAGAAGAAGAAGAAGTTGCTGATGATGAAGTTATTGCCGAAGAAGAAACTTTGGACGAAACTTCACACAAAGAAGAAATGAAAAAGAAAATGAAAGAGGATATCGATGCGTTATTCTCTGACGATTCTACCATTTCTGAAGAATTCAAAACCAAAGCAGCTACTATTTTTGAAGCTCGTGTTCTTGACAGAGTTACTCAAATCGAAGAAGAAATGGAAGTCGCATATGCTGGTATGTTAGAAGAAGCTATTGATTCTATCAAAGCTGATTTAACTGAAAAGGTTGATGACTACCTAAACTACGTTGTAGAACAGTGGATGGAAGAAAATCAAATTGCTATCCAATCTGGTCTACGTTCAGAAATTACCGAAGAATTCATTGTTGGTTTACGCAATCTATTTGCTGAGCACTACATTGACGTACCTGAAGATAAAGTTGATCTAGTCGATGAACTTGCAGGTAAAGTTGAAGAGCTAGAAGATCAGTTAGATGAAGAAATCAAAACTAACATTGAATATAGAAAAGCAATTCTTGAATCTGTAAAAAGAGAAACAGTTTATGAAGTTTGCAAGGGACTTACCGAAACTCAAGTTGAAAAAATGAAATCACTCGCAGAGAGTATAGATTTTTCCACAGAGGAAGAACTAGTAGAAAAACTTGAGACAATTCGTGAGAACTATTTCCCATCAAACATTAAGAAAGCTGATGAGACTCAATTACACGAGCAAGTGTCTGACGAAGCAGATGATAAGAAAGCAAAAGTATCTTTTGATCCAATTATCAATGCTGTCGTTCAATCGATTTCAAAAACAAAAATTTAATAAACTAAGGAGTTAAAAATGTATTTAACTGAAGAACTACAAAAGAAATGGGAAGCAGTGTTAGAGCACCCAGCTCTTCCTGCAATTAAAGACCCATATCGTAAGGCAGTTACCGCTCTTGTTCTTGAAAACCAAGCACAAGAAATGGTAAAATCTGGCGGCAGCGTACAGCAACTTACAGAAGCAACACCAACCAACGCAGCTGGTACAGGTGGTTTTGGTGGCGCTGCTACTGCAACTGGTCCTGTTGCTGGTTTCGATCCAATCCTAATCAGTTTGGTTCGTCGTTCATTACCTAATCTTATCGCTTATGATATCTGCGGCGTTCAGCCAATGACTGGTCCTACAGGACTTATCTTCGCAATGAGAACTATGTATGGTACTAATCGTGTTCCTGGTTCTGGTACTGAAGCGTTCTACAATGAAGCCGATACCGATTTTGCTGGTACAGGCGCTCACACTGCTTTATCACTTGCTGCTGATACATCACTTGGTAACGGTAACGTATTTGCATCAACAGTAACAACTGGTTCTGCTCTCGCAACCGCATCTGCTGAAGATTTATCTTTCGCAGAAATGGGTTTCTCAATTGAGAAAGTATCCGTAACTGCTAAGACCCGTGCTCTAAAAGCAGAGTACACAATGGAATTAGCACAAGACTTGAAAGCAGTTCATGGTCTTGACGCTGAAACCGAATTAGCAAATATTCTTTCAACAGGTACTTTCGACCTAGACACCGATTCAAACGGTCGTTGGATGGTTGAAAAGATCAAAGGTCTTGCTTTCCAAGTTGAGCGTGAAGCTAACACTATTGCAAAGACTACTCGTCGTGGTAAAGGTAACATCATGATCTGTTCTTCAGATGTTGCTTCTGCTCTTGCAATGGCAGGTATTCTCGATTATAACTCAGCATTACAGGGTCAAGTTAACCTAACAGTTGATGATACTGGTAATACATTTGCTGGTACAATCTTCGGTCGTATCAAAGTTTACATCGATCCATACTTCCCAGCATCAGCATCTTCAGAATTTGCTGTAGTTGGTTACAAGGGTGCAAACGCTTATGACGCAGGTCTATTCTACTGCCCATACGTTCCTCTACAAATGGTTCGTGCAGTTGATACTGGTAACTTCCAGCCAAAGATTGGCTTCAAGACACGTTATGGTCTAGTTGCTAACCCATTTGCTGAAGGTACTACACAAGGTTCTGGCGTAATTACTGCCAAAACTAACTTGTACTATCGTGCATTTAAGATTGCTAACTTAATGTAATCTTAAAAACAAAACACAAAACATAATAATAATTATAATGTGTTTAAAGAGAGACTGTAAAAAGTCTCTCTTTTTTTATGGCGCATAAATAAGAATATGAAAACTTTTATTCAATACACTTTAGAAGAAGGCCAACATTGGAGAGATATTCCTGTTGGTAAACATCATGTGAAAAACAAAATGAATATTACTTTTCATGATGATAGAATGGAAATTCATCATGGACCTGAACTGAAGTACAGTAAAAAAGGTGATTACAGTAAACCAACAAATTTACATCTACAAACTGCCGCGTCTATAATAACAAAATTACATAAAAGCGGTAAAAATTGGGAAGATTGAAAAATAATCTATGACTGCTATCACAAGAAACCCATCAAATCCAAATTTTTTACAACCTAATAAGTTTATATTAACTTTTAGTAGGTTACCCAACATTCAGTATTTTTGCCAAACGGTTACTGTGCCTGGTATTTCAATGTCAGAGATACCACAATTCACACCTTTCGTAGATGCATATTTGCCTGGCGAGAAAGCCATATACGATTTATTGAATGTTACGTTTATGGTAGATGAGAACTTGACATCTTGGAAAGAAGTGCATGATTGGATACGTGCAATGACTTTCCCAGAAAACTTTGATGAATATAAAAATTTGGCAAATTTAAATCCTAACAGATCACAAAGATTAAAACCACAATATTCGGATGCCAAGATAGTTTTACTAGCAACATTTAGGTACACTTATTATGATATAAAATATGTTTGACATTTACTAATACATGTAGTATAATGTCATTAGGAGGATATTATGAAACAATTGGAAGAATTATTGGAATTATGGCGACAAGATTGTGATATTGATCGTACCGAACCTGATAGAGAACTTTTAAATATACCCAAACTTCATAGTAAGTATTTAAACATACTTTCTAGGCATCGTTTACTTTCCAAAGAGTCTGAGTTTAAATATAACAAAATGAAGAAAGTAAAGTGGGAATATTATACAGGCAAATTAGATGACGATGATCTTAAAGAAAGAGGATGGGAACCTTTTCCTTTCGTGTTGAAATCCGAGATCAATACATATTTGGATAGTGATGAAGATTTAAACAAATATTTAGCAAATAAAATAATGCATGATGAAATTGTTGACCTATGTACTGCAATCTTAAAAGAGTTGAATAGTAGAACCTTTCAACTTAGAGATTACATAAGTTGGCAAAAATTTATACAGGGTATATAATTGACTGATACTATTATTCTTCGTAAAAAGAACGAATCTTTTATACATTTTGAATGTGAAAAAAGTGTAGCACAGGAACTTTCAGAGTACTTTACTTTTTATGTTCCTGGTTACCAATTTACTCCAGCATACAAAAATAAAATTTGGGATGGTAAAATTCGATTGGCTGACCTTCGAACGTTTACTATGTACCATGGTCTTGTTCCTTATATCGACAAGTTTTGTAAAGAACGTGAGTATAATCTAGAAATAGATTCTGATGTGGTAAACACGGAGAATTTTTCTCTTGTTGAAGCAGTAGACTTTGTAAAGACATTAAATCTTCCTTTTGAGATTCGTGATTATCAATTACAAGCATTTGTACATGCAATTCGTAATAAAAGAATTTTATTATTGTCACCAACAGCATCAGGTAAATCTTTAATACTTTATTGTATAGTAACTTACTTACAGTATTCAGACTTTAAAAAAGGTTTGTTAATTGTTCCAACAACATCACTTGTAGAACAAATGTATAAAGACTTTCAGGATTATGGATACGATTCTGATTCTTTTTGTCATCGTCAATATTCTGGTAAAGAAAAACACACAGATAAATTTTTGACTATCACCACTTGGCAGTCTATTTACAAAAATGAACCTGAGTACTTCGAACAATTTGATTTTGTATTAGGTGATGAGGCTCATCAATTTAAAGCCAAATCGTTAGCAACGATTTTGTCAGGTTGTGTAAATGCCAAATATAGAATTGGTACAACAGGTACATTAGACGGTACACAAACACACAGATTGGTATTAGAAGGACTTTTTGGTCCTGTTTATAAAGCAACATCTACGTCGGAATTAATTGCATCTAAACAACTTGCAGATTTTAAAATTAAATGCCTCATTCTCAAATATGCGGATAATGTATGTCAGGCAGCAAGAAAGTGGGATTATAATTCCGAACTAGAATACATAGTATTAAATGAAGCTAGAAATAAATTCATAAAAAATTTAGTGTTATCTTTAGAAGGTAACACTCTTGTACTTTTTCAATTTGTAGAAAAACATGGTAAAGAATTATATAAAATTATTAAAGAGTCTACTAAAGATAGACATGTATTTTTTGTTTTTGGTGGAACAGATGTCGAAATACGGGAATCAGTTCGTGAGATTACTGAGAAGCAAAGAGATGCAATCATTGTTGCTAGTTACGGGACTTTCTCTACTGGCGTTAATATCCGCAACTTACATAATATTGTTTTCGCCTCACCTTCTAAATCAAGAGTTCGGAATTTACAATCGATAGGACGAGGACTAAGAAAGGGTGATAACAAAGAACAAGCTGTGTTGTTTGATATTGTCGATGATATGAGAATAGGCAAATTTACCAATTTCACCTTGAATCATTTCATAGAACGTGTTAAAATATACGATGAAGAAAAATTCAACTACAAGTTTTACAACATAGAGCTCAAATGAATAATCAACCAATAATAAAGATAGTACGACTTCAAACTGGTGAAGATATTATTTCCAAGATAACTGAAGATGATGATAGTGATATGGTATTATTAAACAACCCAATGAGAATGATAGTAAAGAGGGTTGAAACAGGACAATCTGTTTTTATGATGATGCCTTGGTTGCCAATAGAAGTAATTAAGGAAGATTCTGCAATCATATACAATTCAGATATTGTTACTATGATAGAACCAAAAGACTCTCTTGTTGAATATTATCAGAGTATGGTAAATGAATCAATTCTTTCTTTGTTACATAGTGAGGAAATGTCTTTTGAGGAAGAAGAAACTGAAGAAGATGAAGAATACGAATTAACTGAAGAAGAACTTAAAGAGATAGAAGAATACAGAAGGAACAAAAGACTTCATTAATCTTCATACGGAACACCGCTAGTTTAACACTTGTCAAGCACTTTGTCAACACATTTATAGGTAATAATATGGCTAAATCGAATCACTACATTAATAACGCAGACTTTCTTGCAGCACTGGTACAATACCATAAAGATTGTGCAGATGCTAAAGAGAATAAGACAGAAGAACCTTCTATACCAAATTACATTGGAGAATGTTTTCTTAAAATTGCAGAACACCTTTCCAGAAAGCCTAATTTTATTTCTTATACTTTCCGTGATGAAATGATTGCTGATGGTATTGAAAACTGCCTAATGTATTTCCGCAACTTTGATCCGGCAAAGAGTAATAATCCATTTGCTTATTTTACTCAAATCATATATTATGCATTTCTCCGTAGAATTATGAAAGAGAAGAAACAATTATATGTGAAGTATAAGGCAACTCAACAGTTTGGATTGCTCGATGAAGGTGAAATGTATGAGGATGAAAACGGTAACATGAAACAGTTTGAACTCTATGACAATATTTCCGAATTCATACACAACTTTGAAGAAAATAAAAGAAAGAAAAAAGAAAGTAAGACTAAAGGTATAGACAACTTTGTAGAAGAATAATTTATGAAATTATGTATATTGGGTGATACACATTTTGGAGCAAGAGGAGATTCGTTGGATTTCCATAACTATTTCAAGAAATTTTATGATGATGTATTTTTTCCTTACCTTGTAGAAAATAAAATTAATGTAGTTGTTCAAATGGGTGATCTATTTGATAGGCGAAAGTTTATTAATTTTAATTCCCTATATCTTTCCAGAAAATACTTTTTCGATAAACTCAAAGAGAACAACATCAACCTGTATACATTAATTGGTAATCATGATGTTGCATTTAAAAATACACTTGAGGTAAACTCACCATCACTGTTATTAAATGAATATGATAATGTTTTCCTTATAGAAGATTTTCATACAGAAAACTTTGAAGGTGTTTCGGTTGATATCGTTCCTTGGATTTGTTCCGATAATGAAGAAGAAATATTCCAAAAGATAAAGAATAGTAAATCACAAATTTGTTTTGGGCATTTTGAGATAGATGGTTTTGAAATGGATCGTGGCAATGTTCATCAAGGTGGGCTTGACAGAAAGACATTATCAAAGTATGATATAGTGTTGAGTGGACACTTTCACCATAAATCTTCTTCGGATAATATTACATATGTCGGTACTCCTTATGAAATGACCTGGTCAGATTATAATGATCCCAAAGGATTTCATATCTTTGATACCGAAACGAGAGAGATGAAATTTGTGAAGAATAATTTTTCTATCTTTCATAAAATAATGTATGATGATACGAATCATGATTTTGAATATTGGAAAGAATATGACTTTTCTAAGTATAAAGAAACATATGTAAAGTTGGTGGTGTTGAATAAACAAAATCCTTTCTTATTTGAACATGTGTTAGACAATCTATATAAGATTGGTGTAAGTGATTTATCAATCGTAGAAGATTTCAGTGATACCGTTATAGGTGACGATCAAGATATTATTGATCAGGCTGAAGATACACTTACGATTCTATCCAAATATATCGACAATCTAGAACTAGATGTTGAGAGTGATAAATTAAAAATTGTTATGCGTGAACTTTATGTTGAAGCATTAAATACTGAGGTATCTGATTAGTGATAATTTTTCGTAATATTAGATGGAAAAATTTATTAAGCACTGGTAATAGTTTTACTGAAGTCAAATTAGATAATATCAGTAATACTTTAATTGTTGGTGAAAATGGTTCAGGTAAGTCAACCTTACTTGATGCTCTTTGCTTTGCACTCTTTGGTAAAGCATTTAGAAATATCAATAAACCCAATCTAGTAAACTCTATTAATGGTAAAGAAACCGTAGTAGAAGTAGAGTTTAGTACTAACAATAAAACGTATAAAATTATACGTGGTATTAAACCAAACATCTTTGAAATCTATTGTAATAATGAATTAATAAATCAAGAAGCTGCATCAAGAGATTACCAAGATTACTTGGAAAGATTTGTTCTGAAAATGAACTATAAGTCTTTCACTCAGATTGTTATTTTGGGATCTGCATCATTTACACCATTCATGCAATTATCTTCTTCTGATCGTAGAACAATCATTGAAGATTTGTTGGATATTCAAATCTTTAGCACAATGAATGGTATAGTTAAACAAAGAATTTCAACAAACAAAGAAAATATCACCGTTAAAAAGAGTGATATAGAGTTGCAGACACAAGAATACAAACTAAAGAAAGAACATTTAGATAAATTAAATCAAGATGTTGAGTCTAAGGTAAAAGAATATGAAACTGAAATACAAGTCAATAATGATACCCTTGAATCATTACACACAGAAATTCAAACATTTGCAAATACAATTTCAGAATTGCAAACAACCGTTGAACAAAAGATTGATGTCGAAAGTAAAGTTAAGAAAATCACTAAACTTGAGTCGCAAATTGAAAACAACATATCCAAATTCAACAAAGATATTGATTTTTTCCGACATCATGATGATTGTCCAACGTGCAGACAAGCCATTGCCTTGGAGATTAAAGAAAGAGAAATTGAATCACTTACTGGAAAAGTCGAACAATCTCAGCAAGGTCTTACTGAACTTGAAACTAGACTCAATGATGAACAGACAAAATTAAATGATATACTAGAGAAACAAAAAGAGATACAGAAACTTCAAGTTGAAGTTGCAACAAAAAATGCATCGATTACAGGTATAAACAAATACCTACAGAAATTAAAACTGGCATCAAAACTAAAATTATAAAACAGTATTTACCTATTATCAATAAATTGGTAAATAAGTATTTGTCATCATTAGATTTTTTTGTAAATTTTAATCTTGACGAATCGTTTAAAGAAACGATTAAGTCCCGCCATCGTGACGATTTTTCATATCATAACTTCTCTGAAGGTGAAAAACAGAGAATTGATATGGCATTGATGTTAACCTGGCGTGCTGTGGCTAAACTCAAGAATTCTTCGAATACCAATCTATTGATACTTGATGAAACTTTTGATTCAAGTCTAGATTCGAATGGTACAGAAGAATTGATGAAACTTCTACAGCTGTTAGAAGATGTAAACCTGTTTGTTATCTCCCACAAAGGAGATATATTGCAGGATAAATTTATGAACGTAATTAAATTTACAAAAGAAAAGAATTTTTCAAGGATAGTCAAATGAACTTTAAAGATTATTTAACGTGGTATAGGGATGTTGTAGATAAAGAAGTGGAAGGATGGTTTTATCCAATTGATATAATTATTCTATACGGACTATTGAAAGAAACGCTAGATAAAGTAAAGGGAGATATTTGTGAAATAGGAGTTGCTTTTGGTAAAAGTGCCATAGCTTTATCTAATTTCAAAAGAAGCTCAGATACGCTCTATCTATATGATATTTTCCCAAATGAAATTTTTGAAAAGGCAAAATATAATATAAACAAATTTGGAAGTGATGAAAAGTTGGTTTGGGTAATACAAGACACTACCCAAATGAAAGAAGCCGCATTTCATACTCCTTTAAGATTATTGCACATTGATGGTTGTCACGAGCACTCGGCAGTATTAAATGATTTGCAATTGTTTAGTCCTTATATGCATGATGCTGGAATAATAGTGCTTGACGATTTCAATGATTACGAGTATCCTGGTGTGAACAGTGCTGCCATAGAATTTAGTTTGGCAAAATATAATCATAAAAATTGGAGAGTATTTGCAATAGGTGATAATAAAGCATATATGTGCCAAAAGAAATATGTACAAATGTATCAAATTAGTTTAGCTGGATTTATGAAAAATGCCTCGCAATCAATGAATGTTCCTTTTCCACTTCCTTTAGGATTAAGAGAAATGTTGGACATTAATGTTTTAATGTGTGATTCAAGAGATGATTGGGGAGATTTAAATAATATAGCTCAAAAATTATTTGATAAACCGAAGATAGGATAAAATATGAGTGAAGTGCTAACAATTAATACTGAAAGTGGTATTGTACAAGAAGAAAAGATTGAACCTTTAACTGTATTTGATGATAGACATCCTTTTCTGAATACAGAATTGCCCGAATATACAGAACAACTACCGAATAAACGTATGACTACTTTAATTAAAAGATTGAAGATGACTATGAAACTTTATGGTGGTATAGGTCTTTCGGCTAATCAGTGTGGTTTAAAAGATCGTGTATTTGTTATGGGTACAGATCAGTTTCAGATTGCATGTATCAACCCTAAAGTTTTGGAAGTGTCTGAAGAAATTATTAAAGATGTGGAAGGTTGTCTTTCTTTTCCAGCAATGTTTATGAAAATTGAAAGACCTAAATCCGTATTTGCTGAATTTACGGATGAAAACGGACAAGTTCATCAAGAATGGTTTGATGGTTTAACTGCAAGATGTTTCTTACATGAAACTGATCATATGAATGGTATCAAGTATACAAAGTATGTTGGTCCAGTGGCTTTAAAAATGGCCAAACAAAAACAATTGAAAAAAATTAAAACTGTGAAAAGAAAATTGAAAAATGTCGTATAGTTTTGATCCTAAAGATGATGTAGAAACTCAGTGGAAAAAATGGCAAGAACATAATCCACCAGAATCTTTTACGCATGTAGACGAAAAAGAATTGTGTGAGAAAACGATTGAAGAACTCACATATGTTTCGGCTATGGATGTAAAAGAATATACTTTATTTCAAAAGTGGTGTGAAGTGCAAGATAAATTTCCTACAGAAATCGTAAATGATTTGTGGGAAGGTGAAAAGAAAGTACTTAAAGATGAAAAACAAAGGCGTGCAATTGAAGAAATAAAATCCAATATTTGGATGCCTAATAGTCCTGAAGATTATTTGACACTTGAACCTGAATTACTTTACACAAGTAAACAAGATGATCTGCCAGAATTGTGGAATACCATAAGAACATTTTCTTCTACGATGAAGAATAATAGTAATATTGGACGCAATTTGAATTTTGTTGTAAGAGATAAAGTAACAAAAAAATACCTAGGTGTTATCTGTATTAGTTCAGACTTTCTTGATTTGACACCAAGAGATAATTTCATTGGGTGGTCGAGAGAATTAAAAACACAAGGTGGTATGATTAACCACACAGCCATCGGATCAACGATTGTACCTTTACAACCATTGGGATATAATTATGTTGGTGGCAAATTGCTTGCTCTGTTGTGCTTATCCGATCCTGTACAAGAGTTGTGGGAAAAACTTTACGGTGATAAGTTAGTTTCCGTAACAACTACTTCACTTTATGGAAAAACAAAAGCAGGAGGATTATCACAATATGATAATCTAGATTATTGGCAATCGATGGGATTTACATC